CACGCACTTACGACGGTTTGGATTTACTTGTACTGCAACCTGTCGGGTTTCCAAAGAAGGACGACCCGATGAAGTTGGTTTACTATTACCTGAAAATCGGTACTAGCTCAATCTGTTTTGGTGTTGCGGCCATGTTGATTGCTATGGGCTTATCTGCACTAAAGCATGATGTTTCCAGGTGGTATGCCAGTGATGGCAAAGACAGTTTGTGGAGAGGTTTGGCAGCGTGCGAAGCAGATACAGCTAGGAATTATTACGTCATTGTGTCTAAATGTTTAAATAAATTGTTAACGGAAGGTTATGGTGTATCACTGTATGTGGTAAATCGCAGTGAATGTACTGTCAACTTCCAGAACTTGGTTAATGAGTTAGATAAGCTTTATCAGCCTGAAGCTGTTTACAATTATGAGAGTTTGAAGGATTTAGTTAAGCAATTTTGTAAAAACCGCAGATACAAATGATCCAACACCCATACTTGCTGTTATTACTGTTATTGTTCCCTGTTTACTTTTATTTTAAGAACAGGGTTAAGTTCTATTTTCGTCATGCTTGTCTGCAAAACCTACAAGGGTTTGCAGACAAGACTTGGCTCAAATGGCAGCATTTCATGCTATGTGGGGTATTTTTTATTACTCTGGCAGCATGTAATATCACCTGGAAAATGATGGAGACTAGCAAGGTTTACCAAGTCCATAAATATGTCTTGGTAAATGATGGTAGTGGGTCTATGATTAGTTTCCAGAAAGAGAATGGTATTGGGGATCAATTGGCTGCTGTGTTGTCTGGAAATGATAAGCTGTTTGAATTCCTTGGTAAAAGGAAGGATGGCAGCAAGGATTTGGTTGGAGCGATTGTTTTCTCCGATGATGCTTTTGTGGTCGCGGGGTTGACAGACGACCCCCAATTCGTTCAGAAGAAGCTAAAAAGAATTGATTACCGTCTTGATCCTATGGCCAAAGGCACGGATATTGAATCTGGTTTATGGGCTGGAGTAGAAATGCTTCTTTCGCACAATGATGTGCTGGACCAGGACGAGTTGTATAAGTTACAATTCAAATTCTATGGTCAAGAAAACAAGGTTAAAATAGACGACTTTATAAAGTCAGTTGTAGAGCGTAAAGATAAGTTCTCTGGCGGTTCTATCATTATATTTACAGATGGTGTTTTCAATGCGATTGGCAGTCAAAGAAAAATGTCTTCCTTTAAGATCATAGACTTCTGTAAACTGGTTGGCATTCGTGTTTATTTTATTTCTGTTTTCGATTTAGACAAAGATTTGATTAAGTTTTGCAAGGACACAGGTGGTCGTGGCGAGGTTATCAAAGAATTCGACCAGAAAAAATTAGAAGAAATTTATAATGAAATTGTGGTAAGCCAAGCTAATGAATATGTGGTAAAAGAACTAAGTGTGGATCATTCTCTTTCTGATATCTTAGGCGGCGTAGCATTATGGTTGATATTAACTGGATTTATGATTCACACAACTTTACAACTTAACTTTACAGAGGTTTAATATGAAGAAATTAGTATTTGGTTTGCTCCTTATTGGGTTTGGTCTGGTGAGTATTCAGCATTTCTCCAAGATGGAAGAAGGCGTGAATGATGAATTGACCGTGCAAATCAACAAAACCTATGAAGAACAGGTTTTAGACAATAAGATTCGCGTTATGGTGAATAACGTGAAGTCTCTTGATGATTTGGACAAGATTGAGAAAGAAATGCAGAGCCTTCCAGCAACTTATAAAGAAAGGCTTGCGCCGATCATTTCGTTGAAGAGAGCTACTTGCTGGTTCAATGAAGCAGAAGATTATTTACGCAAGGCTATTGAGATTGAAAGAGCGGTAGCATCTGTGCCGCAGGACCAGCCTATGCCATCTGCTACCGATCCAGAGAATCCAGACAATCCAGAACAAATACCGCCACCTCAACGGTCTAGAGAATTACATCCTTTAACCTTGATTAATTTTAATAAGGCTATTGCTTTGTATGAAAAGGCAAGGAAGGAATGCGAGAAGTTAAAGGATAGTTTTGATACAGATTTTGATTATCATACCAATTATCTCAAGGGCGAGATATATTACCGTATTTTGGAACTTGTAGCGGATCAGGAATCAGCGCCAGCATTGTTCAATCAGACATTAACTTACTACAAGTATGCTTTGCGCAGTAGGAGCAACGATATGAATACGATTATCAACATTGAGATTCTGATTAAGAATCAAAATGAATTAGTTGGTAATGCGGGAAATCCACAGCGCAAGAAACAAATGCTTAATAGTAAGAAATATGGCATCGGCAAATCTTCTGGTAACTAAAACATGCATTTCGATAGACCTTTAGCATTTTTGCTATTTGTTTTAATACTGCCTTTGCTGGCTTCTGTAGCTTGGGCAGCATATTCGTTTCTTAAATTTGACAAAGTGGACAAGGATTTCCTTGCCTACAGCAGTATTCCTACATGGCGCAGGCGAATCTGTGTTTATGCTGGCTATTTATTAGCTATTTCTTTGGCAATGCTGGCTCTTACTGATCCTTATATTTATGTTGAAGCGAAGGACAAGGAATATTCCAATATACGCATTATATTCGTAGTAGACGTATCGCGTTCGATGGTATATGCGGAGGATGTGCCACCAAACCGCTTGGAAGCAACTAGGAAACAAATCAGACAGTTTTATCAGTCGTTGGACGGTGTTTACGAATGTTCTATTTTGCCGTTTGCTGGTGATGTGAACCCGTATTTCTGTCCTTTTACTACCACGAAGCTATCATTCTTAGGAATGTTGGATGAAATGGATTGGCGGTCTGCACCTACATTGGGGACGGATTTGACGCGGGCGATGGAAGCAATTCAGGATGTTTACGTCAAGAAAGATAAAATTGACAAGTCGGGTCTGAATATTGTAGTATTACTTTCTGACGGCGGCAAAGAAGAAGCATTGGCAACTAACAGAATCAAGTTACTTCAAGTAACACGGGAGTTGTCTTCCAAGAATTTCAAAATCTATACTGTGGGCGTTGGTAGTGACAAAGCTGCACCCTTGATTGTGCGAGACAGCAAGGGTGGGTTTGTTCGTTATATTACTGACGCAAATAATCAGATTGCGACTTCGCAATTAGATGAAGAAATTTTGAAACAAATTGCTGACAATGGCAGGGGAGCATATTATAGTTTAAATTCTTCTACAGCTTTGGCTTATGATTTAGATAAGGTTATTAAAGAAAATAGAAAGTTAGTTTCAGAGAAAACTAAGTTAGAAAAATTACGATTGCAACCCTATTTATTTTCTGTTACAGTCTGCCTCTTAATGCTCTGTCTGTTATTAAATAAGGTATGGTAATGGAAAATAAACTCAACGAACAAAATCAGTTAGCATTTGCTTCCTTGGTCGAATCGAACAAATCAACAGAAGAACCTAAATATCCTTTCAACGACGATTTTCTTAGAATGTTGTTGGGGACGCTACTCTGTAACAGATTTTTTCTTTGCCAAGGCGTCGGGTTAATCAAGCCTATTTATTTCAGGAGTGAAGTCCATCAGAATGTTTGCAGGATGTTGTTTAAGTATTTCGATGAATATAAACAGCCGCCTAGCAAGATATTCGTCAAGGAATTGGTGGATGACTACCTGAAAAAGCGATATCCAAATCAAGATGATAGCTACCGAGCTATCAGACTTCTCTACACAACTGAAGTCAATCTCCTATACGATTATTACACCAAGGGCGGCATTGGGAATATGTTCCCAACGCTAGACTCTCCCGATGCTATTGTAGATCGTATTGCCACTTTTGCTAAGACCCAAGCCACCAAAGCTGCGTTTGCCAGGTCGCTTGAGTTAATGCGAAAGAATCCTGAGTCGGACGAGACTTGGGATAAGATTGACCAATTGTATAAAGAAGCCCGCCTAGTTAACCGTAATTTCGATATGGGTCTTAATTACTTCGAGACGATGGAAGATCGTTATGCCAGAATTACAGCCGAAGAAGCCGCACAAGAAGTGTTTACGGTAGGTTTTAGGTCTGCGGATTTGGCTTTAGTCGGCGGTGGTTTAAGGCGCGGCGAGTTAGGCGCTGTTATGGCGCAGTCTGGTGGCGGTAAGAGTCTGTATTTAACATGGGTTTCTGGTCTTAATATAGCCAGGGGCAAAAAGGTACTTTATCTTTCGACCGAAATGGATCAAGACCGTATTGCTAGCCGTTTTGATGCGATGCTTACCAATATAGGTCAGCATCAGTTGATGTTACGAAAAGAAGAAGTCTGGCAGGCATTAAGGAATACGGTTGACGGGTATGAAGACAAACGCAGATTAATTATCAAGCAATTCCCGTCTGGTACGGCTGACATGGCGGTGGTGCGTGCTTACTATGCACAATCAGTCATGCTTGGATTTAAGCCTGATCTGGTGGTTTATGATTACCCAGGCGATATGAAGCATCAGATGAATATTTCTAGCTGGGATGCTCGATTCAATTTATTGCAGGGGATTCGTGGTTTTGGTGGTGAAGAGAAGCATTGTTCTTTAATTGCTTTGCATCCGAACAAGTCAGCTACGGAGTTGACGCTTGAAGAATTTATGGATGAAAGCAATACAGCAGATGCTTTCAAACAGGACCGTATTTTCGATTTCTTCATCACGTTGAATCAGACCAAAGCTGAACGTAAGGCGAGCGTGGGGCGTGGGTTTATTGCAAAGACAAGAGACGGTCGCAGTCGCTTTGATTTTAAGATCAAATATCATTTCAAGGATCAGACTTTGAAATTAGAAGAAGTTAGTCAACATACTTACATGGCAGAAATGACCAAAATTCAGGATGAGGACAGCGACCGAACAGAGACAACAATTGACAAAATTAATGTCAGTGGGAGAAAATTTGAACCTTCTGATGGAGAAAGGGTGGGATAGACTGGCATAATTACTTTTAACTTGATAGGATACAAACATGGAAGACAAAAGAACAATAACTGTATATGGACAAGAAGTAGTCCTCGATTCAAAGAAACTGGAATTCAGTGAAGGCACGCTGAGTGAATATCTAGAAACCGAAGGTGGCTGGATTGATTATTTCGGTGCGAAACTTGCCGAAGCTGAGAGACAGTACGCAGAAATGGAAATGGAAGTTGAGCGAGAAGAAGATGAATACGAACGGGCTTACTCCAAGGTTTTCGCCGCCATTAAAGATACGGAAGGCGGCAGTGATAAATTAACCGAAGGTAAGGCTAAGATTGAGCCTATGGTTGTTGATGCTCGCAAGAAAGTGTTAGCCCTGAAAGTAAAAGCCATTGAAATGAAATATATTGTGCGAATGTTACAGCAACATTTACGGGCGTGGGATAAAAACCATGAGAATGCACAAAACCGTGGTAATACTTTGCGAAAAGAATTGGAACGGTTGTATAAAGACAAAGTAACTTATGAAGATAAGATGGATGAAATTATCAAGCCCGCCAATATTTAAGGGGAATGCAATGAATAGACGTGAAGCAATTGCGACTGGTGCAACCATAGTATTTACTATGGGCGCACAAGCGGCACCAAAACGAAAAGACCCGCCATGTCCTTGTGTCGATCAAGATATCAAGGCAAAGAACCCATTAGAACGAAAGCACGCACAAATTTGTGCTTTTCATCTTGGTTATGATGATCCAAAATTGCAAATGGAAGTTACCCACTACTGCACAGCGGTAGGCGATGGTGTATTCCAGTGTATTTTATATGATTCCCCCGAAAAGAATGCTAAACTCATTGGTGTTGAGTATGTAATTACCGAAAAGCGATTTGGCCAACTTCCGCAGGATGAAGCGAAGTTGTGGCATCCCCATAAAAAAGAAATTGATGATGGTTTACTTACTATTCACAATGTAACTAAGTCTTGCGAAGAGACATTGCTTAAAGCGTTGTATTCTTCGTGGGGTAAAACCTGGCATACATGGCCAGATGTATCTACCGAAGTCCCTATGGGCAAGCCAATCCTTATGTGGTCGGTTGGGCTAACTGATTCCGTTGACCCCAAGTTGATTGCCAAGCGGGACAAGAAGTATAATCTCAACGTGGAAGAGATTAAGAAAGTCAGAGCAAAACTTTTTGGTAAATAACATGGATGACAGAGACTACTACTTCTTTTTTGATAAAGATGGTATGCCTATAGCTGTGTTCTACACCTTCTTCAAGGGCAAAGCTTTTGATTTGTTTGCCCGTCTTTATAGACGGTCGTGGGCAGAATCCGTTAAGCTTGGTATTACAATAGAAAGAGAAAAAGATGTTCCTGTGGAGCGGTGGGACGAAATTCACCGCAAGTATATCGCTAGAGTAGCCCCAAAACCAGTAATGCCAGTTATTAAGCCCATACCAAGGATAAAGCCCCCTGAGCAAAAGAGGCTGGAAAGTACGGGTTTAGAGACTGAAAAGTATCTGTCGAGGATGTAATGGAAAAATATAATCCAATAAATGGCGTGCCAAGATCATCTTATTTTCTGAGAGAAATCACGCAGTTTGCTGATTTTGAAGTGTCGCAGGAAGAAAGAATCCTGTTTACATCTAAGAATAAGCAAGAATTAATTGATTTGTGCCAGAAAAACAACTGGCCTTGTCCTGATTGTGGTAATGCAGATAGTTGGCATACGCATTTCATTGAATATAGAGACTAAACGATGGTTGATCCTATAAACTTCACCAATTACAATAGAACTGATAAAGAACTTGAAGAAACAATAATTTTTGGACTGTTGGTAGCGGGTAAAAACGCATTAACCACTTCAAGATTATTGGATGCTTTATTAAGGGACTATGACCATATAGGTGATAATCCATTTGAAATATTCAGTCATTTTGAATTAGAAACTGCCCCTCGATTATCGGTTGTGTTGAAAGATTATGGATTTGGTTGTTACAACGTAAAGGCCAAAGGTCTTTATGAGCTAGTTAGGTCGGGGCTTAATCTGAGAACATGCACTATTGATGATTTGGAGAAGGTTCGTGGGATAGGCATGAAGACTTCCCGCCTCTTTGTCCTGCATACACGCCAGGATGCCATGTGCATTCCGCTCGATGTACATATCTTGCATTATTTGCGGGATAATGGTTATGATGTTCCAAAGGTAACGCCTGGAAGCAAGAAGAAGTATTTTATTATTGAAAGACTCTGTATTCAACTTGCTCGTAAGGAAGGCAAGTCATGTGCTGATTGGGATTTGGACATATGGAACCGATATAGAGCTAGAAATAAAATTGAATTGAGGCAAGTAGGATGAGTAAAATTACAATAGTTCAAAAGGATTTTCCACACTGGTTCCCTGAAGGTTACAAGCTACATTTTCCAGAAACAAAAAAGTGGTTGAGGCTTGCGAAGTCGGTCAAAGAAGTCGAAAATCCTTGTTATTCCAGGCAAATTGGGGTTGTAATAGTTGACCCTGATACAAATTCTTTGGTATCATCAGGGCATAATGGGCCACCGCAAGGTTGCCCAAAGAATGATGATCCAGAGTATTTGCGGAACGTGGTATGGCCGCAATTAACTCTAGAAGAACAGAAATTGATGCTTCTGGCGGCTATTCCGAAGACGACACCTTCTTTCCCAAGGGAGTTATTGGAAGGGGTTTCTTCCGAGGATTTGATTTGTGAATCATTCGGGGACAAGAAAATTTGTCCCCGAAAATTGATAGGCGCGCCAAGTGGAAAGAGATTGGAACTATGCACTTGTATTCATGGAGAAGTTGACGCCATAACTAGAGCAAATAGAAGTGTCAGTGGATGTTATATGATGTGTTACTGCGGCGTCCCTTGTATTGAATGTACCAAAGTAATAATTAATGCAGGAATAGATACTGTAGTTGGAATAGATCACAGTAGAGGAGATTATAGTTTATATTCAAGTAGATGGCTTTTCGAGAAATCGAAAGTCAAATTAGTGCTAGTGCCCGAAGACTGGATATGGCTAGATTAAATAAATTTGAGTAGTTTGCCAGTAAAAGGGTCAACCAGTCTCTTGATTGGTTGACCCTTTTTTATTTCAGCAATTGAGAAACACAAATTTATTTAGGGTGTCGTATATATATTTTAGTGGTCTTCTGTCAAGGGCGAGCAGAGAACTTGGTTTACGACTGCCTATGAGGATGTTTTAACCCAACTGCAAGCCGAGTAGGACTTTCATAGATGGGGGATGGTTTAAGCCACCGCATAAGTCTTACAGAAGGAAAACCAACCTTCTAGTCTTGGTTTGTAAATTGTGTTACAAACCAAGACTTTTTTATTCAATTAGATAATGAAATTAGAAGAAATCAAATCCAAAATCGAAGTTAAGTTAAACAAGAGATTGCCCGCTCATATCTTCCTCGACCGCATGAGATTGATAGACGAAGGCTCTAGGCAAAGTCTAGCCTATAACAATCCTACTTATGTTCCATTTTACTATTGGCTTGGCACAATTTTGGAGTCAAAAACACTGGTAGAAATTGGATTTAGATTAGGGTTATTAAGTGGTAACTTTCTCAAATCATGTAAAACCGTAAATTACTTTCTGGCTTTGCAGGAAGTTAAGGTTGGTGAGTTTTACTCTGACCGTATTGGCAAAAGTAACATAAAGGATCATTACAAGGGTAATTTCTTTGTCCATTCAGGTTATTACAATGAAGATGTTTTTACTACCAAGTTGCGATCCCTAGATATTGATTTGGTAATTATCAATGAGGAGGTTGGTTACGACAAACACCGATTATACTATGATTTGGTTTGGCCACAAATGGCAAAAGATGGTATCATTATTGTCGATTATCTCAGCAAATATAAGCCATCCCTGTTAGCGTTCAACGACTTTTGCAGAAGTGTAAACAGGGAACCAGTTTATGTCAACACAGATTATGGCGTTGGGATGGTAATTAGGTAAAAATTTAATTGATTGCACTAAATACTATATTAGAGAAAGGCTTATTATGGGGTTCGAAGTAATTTACAAGTACCACGAAAAGGATGCTAGTGGTAACTACAACAAGGAAGAAGTCAAGGAATTAAAAAAGAAGGTAGGCAATGCTTACGAGGATTTACCTTTAGAGAAGCTTGCCTCGGTTATTATGTCACAGCTTGCTCGCCGTGACATTTGGATACTTCCAGACGTTGAAATCTACGAGTACAAGAAAACAAAAATTAGTTTTCGTGAAACTAAGGGTGGCATTGTCATTAAGAACAAGAAGTTTGAATTAGACACAGACGCCAATATAGTTATTCATGAGTTTACGGAAGGCGAACCTGCAACGAATGGGGCGATGGTGCCTGCCTTACCTCCCAACAACAAAGTTAATATCGCTGGTCCCACAGGAAGACCCATCAAGTGGGTTGCCCTTGATCCAAGCGACCAAAACCTTGCCAAAGTCAAAGGTAGCGGGTTGGCGTTTTTGCCTAACAAGCGTTATCCAGTTTTTAATGAAGTAACTCATCCAAAGGAGTTTGGGACAATGATTTATACGATGTTGGATGAAAATAAACGAGAAGTTACAATAAAAGATGAATATTTTCTGAATGCTGACCAGAGATTGGTGGGATTTAATTCCACGGTGGATCGTGAATCTGAGCCGAAATTGGCATTTGGGAATTATGAGAAAGACACAATGCCTGATATTAGAGGGAGATAAATATGGGAAGAATTGAAAAAAAGTTTCAAAAACGAAAAGACCGCGAGCGGGCTGTCCGTAAGAAGATTTTGAAGAAGCGTGAAGCTTCTCACGTTCTAGCAAAACAGATTGAAGAACAAAACAGATTGGAACGTGAAGTCAATAAAGCTGAGCGCAAGTTCAATAAACAGCCAATCCGCAATGCATCACCAGAGTTGAAAAAAGCTTTGGAAGCAGTGGAAAAGCTTACTGACAATGCTTTTGCAAAGGAAGATAATCCTGACATTGATCGCAGCGATGATCCACAACCAAGGATCAAAGGTAAGTCCAAATGGATTGACAGTACCGAAGGATTTGCACCAAACTTGTGCTGTGGTGGCCCGCCCGCAGAAGAGTTGGGAAAATAATTTTCAAAAACATTTAAGTTTCATTGACAAGAGTTACGATATCAACTATAACGGGATCACTGTGACGGTGAAACCGACACAACAATTTATTAACTGAGGAGTTACAATGGTTCAAAACTATGATGCACTAGACATGTCTGAAATGTTTGAAGAAGCTGAGCGCTTCGGTGGCGAAGAAGACGCCGCTGGCGGTCAGAACAAGAGCTTCCTAGAGAAGTTCGTTATTATGCCCGAAAAAGAGGGTTTCGTTGTTGTTAGGCTTCTTCCGCCTGCTAAGGGCAAGAAGTTCTACTGTGCAACCCGCACCCACCGTTTAATTAAAGATGAAAAAGATCGTAAAAAGAGTGGCCGAAACTTCCACTGTCCACGCGAGTTAGTAACTGGCAAGGGTGGTAAGAAGTTTTGGGTAGACACTGATCCAAAAGACCCATGCCCGCATTGTCTTTATACACGCGGTATTTGGGCCGAGGTAGAAGCGGCTGGTAAGGAAAGCGCAGAAGGCAAGTTGCTTCATGCGGAATACAGTAGAGTTAAGGCTATTGAGCGATACTATTACAACGCAATGGTTCGCTATTATGATAAGAAGGGCAACCTTGAGAAGAGTGAAGGGCCGAAGATTCTATCTATCGGCAAGACGCTCCACGAAAGAATTGTCCGAGCGATTGTGGGCGATCCAAAGGCTGGTGAGAAGGGTCTTGGGGATGTGTGCGACTTAGTAACAGGTCGTGACTTCAAGATCGTCAAGAAACTGCGTCCAGTTGGTAATTTCCCATACTACGACGAATCTAAATTCCTTGATCCATCACCGCTAGGTGACAAGGAACAAATAGAAACGTGGCTAGCAACTCTCCATGATTTGGCTTCGCTTCGCGTTTTGAAGCCAACAATGGAAATGGATATTGCGTTACAGAAGTACACTGGCGCACTTCCAGACGATGAGACTTCTTTCGATATGAGCAAATATCGCAGGAAGCCAGAGGCTGCAAATCTTGACGCGCAGGTTGCTGTTGAGAAGGCCAAGCCCGCAGCTAAGGCTGCACCGAAGGCTGTGGTTTCAGCACCAGCAACTCCTGATGACGCTTTAGCCGAACAGGATTTCTTGGACGGCATTGACAACGAAATGAACAAGGTTGAATAACGTCAATAATGTCCCCCGTAATTCATCATTACGGGGGACATTATTTTTAACATTTTATAAACTTTGAGGGCAAATGAAAAACCATTGGTTAAACAAAAAGGACACTTTTATGGCAAAAAAGAAGAATGATGATATTTTTAATTTCCTTGCGAAAGCTACTAAGGCAGAGGTATTAAGTAACACAACTCCAGTGAAATACTTTATAGATACAGGCAATTTAGCTTTTAATTGGACATGCAGTGGTAGATTTATGGGCGGTGGTATTCCAGGTGGCCGTATTACAGAAATGTATGGTGCCGAAGGTTCTGGCAAAACATATTGGGGTTGTAACATCGTAAGGGGCTGTCAAGCCATTGGTGGTATTCCAGTCTATCTTGATTGTGAAAACTCACTTAATAACGAATGGATTGTTAAAACAAGCCATATCGACCTTGATAAAGTTCTAGTCTTCGATCCTTCGACTGGCGTAGATTCTTTGGAAGGTTGTTTCGATAAGATTTACTCTACGATTAGGAATCTTCGTGAGAAAGACCCCGATACACCATTGGTGTTTGTCTATGATAGCTTGTCTGCTTCTCCAAGCAGCGATGAACTAGCAGAAACACAGAAAGACTGGAATCCCGAAAAGAAGGATCAGCCAGGTGTTCGGGCACGAATTTGCAGTAAAGAGTTTAGAAAACTAAACACTTTGCTAGAAAAAACTAATTGTACATTATGTGTTCTTAATCAGACAAGATTGAAGATTGGCGTAATGTATGGCAATCCAGTAATTTCTGCGGGTGGTGGTGAATCTTTGAAGTTTTATGCTAGTCTCAGAGTATGCACCGCCGTCCAGAAAAAGATTGAAAACAAGAAACTCGACATAGCAATGGGCATTAACTTGAAGGTAAGAAACATCAAGAACCGTTGCACAGCACCTTTTCTTGAAGCGGAAGGGGTTCAACTTTTTTGGAAAGATGGCGTAAATCCTTTAAGTGGTTTGTTAACCGCACTTATCCAGTCTGCCCGAATTGAGAAGGCTGGGAACGGCACTTATCAGGTCATGGAGCCTTGGGCTGGTGGCGCTGAAATTAAGTTCAGGGCATCTAAGGCACGCAATGATATTGATGCTGATACTCTTTACAAATGTCCTGCTTTGGTTGATGCTAAAGACGAACAAGAGTTAAGAGATTATATAGCAATTTTTGGCTCTGCTATTGGCCAAAGCGAGAATGAAGAGAACGAAGAGACTGATACGAAGGAAGAAGTAGGTGATTACGCATAAGTAACTGATATGGTTCGAAGAAAGGCTAGCATTAATGCTAGCCTTTCTTCTTAATGTCTAGCTGAGCTTGTATTTGCCGCCACCTTCTTTAACAAAAATATAGCCTTTTGTTTGCAAGTTCCATCTAGTTTGCTTGAAATGGTTGCACAAGCACGCACTGGTCAATCCTTTGAATTTACAATTCAATTCTTTCAAACTTACGGCGGTTCCCGCCAATAATTTTTTCTCAATATAGCCCTGTATTTTCTTGGCTCTGGATAGGATTTTACGGCGTGTCACTTTATGACACAGTTTTGATTCTAAAATCTTGTAATCTACCTTTTGTGATTTCTTTTCACAAAAGGCAGGTGCTAGTTCTTCCAATTCTAGGACTTCTGCTTCGCTGGGAATTTGGACTTTTGAAATTTCTGCATTGAAAGTCTTCGAAAATTCGATGAGTTGTGGGAAGTTCTTTTCATGAGTGAAGAACCTCTTGCGGTCTTTTGTTTCGATCATTAAGCATTGTTTCATAATATTTCCTACTTGAAACTTAATTACTATATAAGATTTAGGTGTATAAGTCAATAGTTCTTTATGATGAAATTTTTGTATTGTCGTCCCATTGGAATAGAGCTTGAGGTGAATTCATTTGATGGCATAAACATTACTCCAAGGGACATGTTGCCAAAGGGGATTCATTATGTGGCAAATCTTGTGTCTGAAACGCTTGGCGAATATGTAGAAGTAAGGGATTGGGGACATACGCATTGGTATAAAACCTATGGTTATTGGGTGTTAAAGCCAGATAATAGCTGCGGCATAGAGGTTTGTTCTCCCATTATACAAGGCTGGCATGGTCTGAAAAAGGTTTGCCAAGTGATTGATGTTTTTCAAAATCACACGCTCATATCCGCTAATCAGGATTGTTCGTTTCATTTGCACATAGATGTTAATGATCTGATGGAAGAAGAGATAGGTAATATTTTACGCTGGTGGATAAAATGCGAACCAGTCTTTTTTGATAGTGTTCCTGATAGACGAAAGAACAATTGTTTCTGTCAGTTTATAGGGTTTTGGGACTGGCTGGATGATACGGCTCATATAAGCACAACCAAATTAATTGAAGGATTAGGTGTTTCTAAGTATAACAGTATTAATACTTTCCATCTATGGTCTGGAGAAAGGAGCGCTATTGAGTTTAGGATTGGCGAACATACGTTGTGTAAAAATTCGTTTTTTGCTAAAAATTGGGCTAGGCTTTTAATTCACTTTTTAGAAACAGCTAAACAGCGACCGCCAGAAAATCTGGCTTGGCTGGATGTTAAGGATGTTTTTGAATTCTTGGGCTTTTTGCAGGGTGATCTTTCCCCAGGAATGTTACAAATAAGAAATTGGTTTTTGGGGAGGTTGCATTACAATGTTATTAGCTGTGATGATGGATTTTTTAAAGAGGCGAGAATGATAACTAATAAACAGATTGGCGAGTTGCTTAGGTTCTTTCCAGATTTTAACTTAAAACAGTCCTTATATCCAACCCCTTACAAAGACGCTGTATACGACAAAATTTATTCTATGTGAGTAAATAATAAAAGAGGCATTATGTTATTCCCAATTAAATGTTTTGATGAAGTGGTAAAGGAAATGAAGTCTTTTGGCTTATTCCTTATGCCATATAGTGCGCCAAAAGTGAGTCCAGAAGATGATGATGCTGTCAAGTTTTTAAAGGGCAAGGAAGTGATTGTAGATGGATATACAGTAGTTATCTATTATAGTAAGAATGATTGGCCGACACACCAGATGGAGGTGTTGCAGATTACTGCGAAGTATGCTCCGTTTTTACCTTTTTCATTAGTGTGTAAGATTGGTAAAAAATTCCTTGGTGATAAGCACTTATCATATGTTGATTTCCTGAAAGACGATAGGAAGACTTATTGCTGGACGGTCGCTTCTGACAAAACCAATAATCCGATCCCAGCGCCATATAAGAAAGAATCTTTGTCGGATGATTGTGTATATGAAGGATTGTGTTATAAATGTTTAAATCCTTCTCAAACTTCTGACAAAAAAGTTTAATTACATAGCTTATTAAAACTATATACCTCGCATGGTTTTCATATCTTATGTGAGGAATAGTCATGTTAAACAACAAAATCCAGGCATTATTAATCGGTCACTTACAGAAGCATGGAATGCTGAGGTTACTTCTGCCTGACGGTATCGTTCTTGAGATTGGCACGAATCAGGTTGGCAATAATGGAGAATTGGTCAATGCCGATAATTATTGCTGGATCATGGCGAGCAAAGAGGATAAAATGGCTGTTCTAGACTCCTACAATCTAGGACTTCGTTTTAATGACAACCCGAAATCTTTGATTTTCGAGGAAACTGTCATTAATGACGAAGGTGAAAAAGTAAGAAAGCTAGACGTGGTGTAAATAATTTGGTATACTCCCGTCATGGTTGGAATAGAATACTGAAGTCGTGTGACTTTCGTAATGGAATTTTATTGTTTCTGTAAATGAGGTTATCTCATGAAAAAAATTGACACTGTAGTTAAAGAGTATGTTGTCAAGCTGCCGTATGACAGCTTGAAGTTTCTGTTTGATAGGTTTGATGAGAGAATCGGCCCTGATTTGGCCGAAGCTATTGAATTCGTTTCCAAGAATCCCGACGTGGATAAGTTCTTTGCTGCCGCAAAGAATGGGGATGAATTTTGGGCATCGGTCGATTTGGTAGCGAGCTTTGTTGAGAAAGAAATTATGCGTAGAACTCCAGATTTGGTGGCCCATGCATGAAATAAAAAAATCTTCAACCTATGAAGTAAAGTTTGCTATTGGTAGCAGGGAAGGCTATCATGGACCTTCATTCACAAAAGGACAACTCATGGATGTTATAGGGGAATTCCAAAAGAGTTGCCCTATAGCACAACCAGTGAAGATAACCGATAAAGTTACTTTTGTGATGAAGGATTACCGCGAGGATGGGTGGGATATTTCGGCTATTTGCTATCCAAATAGCCCAAATAAGCCAGAGCAAGTAAAAGAGTTTATGTCTGCTTTAGCAGAACATCTTTTATATCATTTCAAGCAGAATCGTATTACTATTAGGGTTTTCCCATCATGGGTTCCATCGACTGATCCACGTCTTCCAGAGACGTTTATGCTTGAAATAAAAGATGCCGAAAAGACTCACGCGAAATAATCGTTTCTTTTGAAGTTGCAGGAATCTATAGTATGGGCTACTATAGATTCCTGCTTTTGTTTTAGGAGTAATTATGCCCCCAATCGTTAAAGTCGGTGATCGTGGTGAGTTATTAAAAAGCTCTGTTTTCCCTTACGCCAACTGGTCATTTCAACAATTCAACCCTGTCCAAAGTCGTGTCTACGATTATTACGACAAAGATAACAACCTAATTGTTGCCACAGCTACTTCGTCTGGCAAAACCGTTGTGGCCGAAATGTGCTTATCCTATGAGATTAGAAAGCGGGGCGGCAAAGGTCTATACCTTGTTCCTTTGCGTGCTTTGGCACAAGAAAAGATAGATGAATGGACCGATGAAGACCATCATTTCAACGGTTTGAAAATATCAATTTGCACAGGTGACTACCGATTGACCGCTGAGCGCAAGAAGGAGTTAGATGCAGCGGATTTAATCATCATGAGTTACGAGATGTTTAATTCCCGCGTCAGAAACTTAAATTCTGAACGCAGTGAATTCTTAAAGAAAGTAGGCACGTTGGTTGCTGATGAAGTGCATCTTTTAACTGTACCTAAGCGGGGCGACCACCTAGAAGCTGGCCTGATGAGGTTCAGCGAAATTAATAAAGCTTGCCGCATGGTATTTCTGTCAGCTACGATGCCAAATGTAGACGAAATTGCTAATTGGGTTAGTTTCATTCTCAATAGCAAGGATACGGTCCTGTTATCATCTACATTCCGACCATGCCCACTTAATGTCCATTATGAGAAGTATTGGGATGGCGAATACACTTATGATGATAACGAACAGCAAAAAGTGAATATGGCATTACAGATTGTGGAGTATTATCCAGATGATAAGTTCCTGGTTTTTGCTCACACAAAAAAGACTGGCCACTTGATGAAAACGGCTTTAACCAATATCGGTGTGAAAAGTGAATTTCATAATGCTGACCTGGATAAAGCCACCCGTACCAAACTAGAGAAACTATTCAAAACTGATAAAGACTTCCGAGTTATTGTTGCGACAAGCACCTTAGCATGGGGTTTGAACCTGCCTGCGCGTCGTGTAATTATTCTCGGTGTTCATCGTGGTTTAGATGAAGTTGCTACCTATGACGTTATGCAGATGGTTGGTCGCGCTGGCCGACCATTATATGATCCAGTGGGTGATGCCTATATTCTTCTACCTGAACGAACTTATGATCTTCATAAGGAACGTGTCAGGAAGCCGCAGATGATTTTGTCGCAGATGCTCGATCAAGAAGGCGGTCATCACAAGGTATTGGCATTTCACCTTGTTAGTGAAATCCACCAAGAGACGATTAAGACCAAAGAAGATATACACGGCTGGTATGACAGAAGTTTAGCACACTTTCAGGCAAATGAATTAGATGACACAACGGTTGATAGCACTATTGATTTACTCAAGAAATGCGGGGCGGTGTGGGAAGAGGATGGTATTTATACTGTTACTTCTCTTGGCAAGATTTCCAGTTTATTTTATTACTCTCCTTTTGATGTAGCGGATTTAGCTAAGAATTTTGAAATCATGTTTGATAATCATAAAGAAGAAGATGATTTACAGCTTGCTATGTCGCTGGGGAATATTGACACTCACCGTTGGGGAATTGTTAGCAAGGCTGAACGGGCAGACATGGGCATGTTCCAAGCTAAGGTTAATGCTCAATTTGGGCAGAATGTAATTAGGGAGCCAGCAGTTAAGGCGGCTTACATTTACCATCAGTTATTGACAGGTGTAACGAACCCAATTTTTGCATCTATGAGCAGGGCATTACAATTCGATTTCCCAAGATTAAATCAAGTGTTACAAGCAATTGATGGGTTTAAGGGCAAGTGGAATAGACAGAAGTGGTTCCGTGAGCTTCAGATGAGGATGAACTACGGCGTTAAAGGACCGATGTTGTTCTTGTGTCAACTTCCTCACATCGCCAAGGTTAGAGCCAACAAGTTGTATAAGGCTGGCATTAAAGACTTGCATGATATAGTCAATAATCCAGATGTTGTAAGGAAGACAACAGGCTTGAAGAAGGATAAGATTGAAGAAATTTTGGCCGAAGCTAAGAAATTAATCCTTACTTCTCCGCTTTGATTGTTCAATCCTCTTAAGGACTCTTTTCATTAGTTCCTTCTTGCTAACAACAATGATAGGCTGTCCTGTATTTGGGTTGATTTTAGTTTTTCCAGTGCGTGGATCAACCTTACGCTTCCAGAATGGTTTTGCCTTACTCATTGCCATTGGTGTGAAGCATGGGGTACATTGAATGTCAACTTGTGTACATTTGCATATGCACGGGCAGCTACCAGCGTCTATTGTAAATATTTCTGTTATAAGTTCGACAATAATTTCTTCGCAGTCGTTGACAAAAACAGGTGGTGGGGAACCGTTAATTAAAACGGTTCCTATGCCGCATCCGCCCCCTATATCAATTGTTGTAGGGGCAGTTACATAACCATTGCCTACGGAAAAGATTTTACCACCCAATAGTTCCAGGCAGCAACACGGTAAGCCAAAGCCGCCGCACATAAGTTCTACACAGACTGTACGGCATGGTATGGAGCATGGAACGCTACCACATCCCAGCGTAAAATTTCCATCTGCTGAGAAAATTGGCTTATCACTAAAATCAGGTAATTCAGGTGCTGGAACTTCTAGTTCAAGATTGCTCCATGCTGTTTCTGCGAAAGGCGTAGGGGGATCGCAGCCTGCTGGGTTATCTGGACTGCGTAAGGCACCGCAGTCAAAATAAACCATAATGCATGGGCAACATGGAGGAGGACAACAACGGCAATTACAACCGCAGAATCCGCCCGTTCCGTGGCAATATGGAGGCACACAGCCTGTATTCATTACCTATCCCTTAAAGTCCCTTACCAAAGAATTTGTCTGGATATTCAATTTTGACGACACCGCTGCCGTCTGTCGGTTTACCTGTTTTGGGGTCTTCTACCCACCATCTAACTTGTTCAACTGGTATCCCAAGCTGATCCATGTGACAATCATCTTCGGGAAATACGGGAAGGTGAATTTGCTCACCGTCGATAAGAATGGCGACCTTACATTCGCCCTTTTCTCGGTTGTAGAGTAGGCAATTCTTGCACTTCGGTTCTAATTTCTTTCTTTTCTTTCCCATTCATTGATCCCTCACTTTCGTATATTCATTCATCATTTCGCGTATCACTTCCGACACTGATTTATAGTTGTTGTTACAATGTTTATGAAATTCATTCAACAACGATGATCCAACTCTTATTATCATATTTTTGGTCATCATCGCAGATTTACGTTTTTTAATATTTTTGCTAGCATAGTTTGGCGTTTGGCTGTGACAGTTTGGACATAAAATTGTCAGATTTTTTAAGCGGTTATCGGTTCTGTCGCCGTTTATGTGATGCATATGTAGGGTGATTGGCTCACCTTGCCAAGTTTCAGTAATTCCACATTTGTAACATTTGTCTTCCAAAGTTCCTGCTTTAAGTAACTTCCTTTTCAAGCCGTAAGCGTTAAGATAATTAGAGTTTTTAATCAGCACTTCATTCAATGGATATTCGACATATTTTTGAACAAATTCTTTATGTTGATTTCCTTGACACCATCCCTTGCCTGTGAAGTGTGATGTGTCTAAATTAAGCTCTTTGATTTTGTTCTTAATTTTTTTGTGGGAACTGCCATTGATTTTTAATCCAATTTCTCTTAGGATGCCGTTAATGGATTTATTGTTTATTACAGCATCAACTAATTGTGCGTCAGTCCACTTCTTCATATCACTAAAATAGTATTCACTAATTATTTTTAGAAAATTGTGTGTGCTTTTTGAAACAAAATGTTGCATCTTTTTTGGGGAAGAATTATTTTAATATCACAGAGGATCGAATATGAAAATAATTGGTCTATTTGCACAACTTGCTGGCGGTAAAGATACTGTTGCTAATTATTTAGCGAAAGCATTGAACAATGAAGGGCGACCACCTTGCCCTTGGAAACGTCTCGGTTTTGCCGATGCAGTCAAACACGTTTTCATGCAATCTTTCAATGTAACATGGGAATGGATCGAAGAGTGGAAACGAAAACCAGAAATTCCGCCTGGGTTCGATTTGACCGTTCGGCAAGGTCTGCAACATATCGGTGACGGCTTCCGAAAGATACAAAGTGATGTTTGGATTCGCACGGCATTAAGGAACGGCGATTATAAAATTATTTCTGATGGTCGTTATCTCAATGAAGCTAAAATGATTAAAGAACAAGGCGGATTTAATGTCTTGCTTTGGCGTCCTGGTTTTGAAAACAATGATCCCAACCCATCTGAATCTCAAATTAGGCCATATATTGATTTTGCCGCCTTGAATCATAAAGAAGGTCCATTGAGTGATCTGCCACTTGTTGGACCGCACCCCGCTGGGTTTGAGTATTTTGATTATTTTCTTATAAACAATGGCACTATAGAAAACTTATATAGCAAAATTAATAGTGGCCTTATTCATTACTTACAGGAGACAGGTGTTAAATGAATCCTAAAATTTTGAATTTCAGAAACAGTTGTGCTGAGGATGGTATTGAACTTACTCCTACCGAAGCAAACAAATTTTACAAAGCATATGCCGCACTGAAAAAAGAAATTAAAAGTGCGGTTGCACAATATCCTACTTTTTACATGGAGTTGTGCAACCGCACAACGGAACAAAAAATGGAAGACTTGGAAAGATTAAATGGTCGCGGCGCGGATATGACTTTGAAAGATTATAATGAACTCCAGGCGACAATTAAAAGAATATGTGAGCTAGAAGGTTATGTCTAATAGTGATTATCATTGGAAGCCAATACAGAGCCAACACCGTGTTGAAAAGGGCTGGGGTTATGAAATTTGGATTGAGAATAATAACAGGTATTGTGGAAAGTTACTTTTTTTCAACAAAGGCAAGAAATGTAGTTGGCATTACCACAAATTAAAAGAAGAAACCTTTTATTTACAATCTGGTAGGCTTTTAGTAAGATATGGGTGGGATGAAGATATTAATAAGTCAGAAACCTTGATTTTGCATTCTGGCGAGAGTTTTCACGTCCCTATTGGTTTGAAACACCAAATGAAGGGTTTATTGAAAAATAACATTCTTTTTGAATTTTCTACGCAGCATTTTGATTCTGATTCAATTAGAATTATACCTGGCGATTGAATGAAAGTTTCATTGAAAAAAATTCGTAAAGCAACAGAGTTGCATTGCGATATTTTAAACTCTCAAGTACACTTAGGTAGTATTTACCGCGACGTGCGTTGCGGATTACGAAGTAACATTCCAGTTTGTTGTATTTTGTTTTTCATCATTCGAGGGTTGTTTTACTATTTCATAAACTTTTCACTTGTAAAAAAGTTTATTTGCTATTACCCTCCAAAAACGTTATGCAAATACAACTATGTTCCTTGTTTCATTTGTTTTTTGTTTCACAGAGTTCGGAAACTCTATGTCTGTTCTGAGGAGGATATAACATGTTGTTGTTATGGAAAGCCTCCAATTTGTTTCTTATCAGAAGAGAAAGGCACTCAAAATGAGTAGGTTTATTAATGTCTGTGTAGTTAGTTTTGTAGTATTGGCTTGGACGTTTGGCAGTGCGGCTTACGCAACCAACCCTCCAAAGCCACCTAAGCCGCCTGTCTGTAAGCCGCCGACAACACCACCAACTTGTCCTAAGCCACCTGTCTGTAAGCCGCCATCCAATGGCAACGGTCAAGGTCATGGTCGCGGCAAGCCTGGATGTGGTCTGCCTGGCAATCATGGCCAAGGTCATGCCTATGGTCATTGCAAGCCTGGCGATAAGCCTGGTTGTGGCAAGCCTGGCAATCATGGCCAAGGTCATGCCTATGGTCATTGCAAGCCTGGTGATAAGCCTGGTTGTGGCAAGCCGCCTGTTTGCAAGCCTGGCGATAAGCCTGGTTGTGGCAAGCCGCCTGTTTGCAAGCCTGGGGTTGGCAAGCCCACAACTGGCACCCACGGTAAGCCTGCTGGCA